AAGTCTGCTGTCGCTGGTAGACCGAATGACTCCGAAGTATCCTCCAGACCAACATCGGAACTACCAAAACCTGCTCTATTGGTTTGGGTGGCAGATACGATGGGAACATTGACTTCCACAGCAAGGCCTCGCAACTCCTCGGCAATTGCTTTGATATAGGTGTACATGCCTACGTTCGCGTTCGCAGAGAATCGTGCAGACGCACAAATATTCAGATAGTCAATGAAGATAATATTTGGCTTGAAGTTTTTCTTGAGTCGCAACTCGCCCAGGAGATGTCGAAAATGCGTGACATTAGCAGTTGCGGTCGGGTACTCTTTGATGATTAGCTTACCCTTACACTTCTGCTTAATACGCTCCATCTTTTTATCGTACAAGGTCTTGGGGAGTTCTCGCACATCGTCGATATTTAACCCCATCAAATTAGCGTCGATACGTTCACCGATGCGTTCCTCCGCCATCTCGCAGGTGATGTATAAAACATTCTTACCATCGGCCATTGCCGATGCAGCGTAGTGACACATGAACAGCGACTTACCAACGCCAGTTCCAGCCATGCAGATATTCAGAGTCTTGTTCGATAATCCACCATTCGTGACCTTGTTGAAATATTCTAGATCAAATGGAACTTTCGCTTCGACCGAATGGTAAAACTCGTATCGGTCATCAGCATTTTCAATGAAATCGTGACCGATATGCGGGTCAAACGATATCGACAACGCTTCGCTGAGAATTTCGGGAATCGCGTTGCGGGTCAGCTTCTCTTTCTTACCGTCGATGATATGAATAGAATCCATAATCGCATTGTAGATCGCTTTGTCTTTACAAAATTGCTCTGCGTGATCGAGTAGCCATTCTTCGGTGCTGGTTTCGTCTTTCTGCTTCTCACAATGCTTGAGGATCTCATTTGCTTTCTTGAATTCGTCCTCACTAAGAGTAGAGTTATCATTAACTAGAATAACAACCGCCTCTTTGCTGGGACGGTTGTTGTACTCAATAATGAATGCAGCGATAGTTTCGAACAAAGTTCTTTCTACCTTGTCAGCAAAGTACGCTGCTTGCAGATAGGGCAGAACACGTCGAGCATATTCTTCGTTGTAGATCAGATTCCGCAGAATCAGAGCCTCGTTCGATTCTTGCATTAGTTGATCTCAAATTTATACGTCACGCTGCCTACGGGAACGATAAACTCTGGTGCTGAATCTCGCATCTTTACCTCCCAGGGAAGTAACCATGTAGTAATAAAGCGTCGGTCATAGACTCGTCGTGGACTGGTGGCGTCTGTCTCTCGCACAGTGCAATTGTATGCATTCTGATGACCCTTTTTCAAGGCACCACTTTTCGTTCGGTACATATAGACATACTGCTCGCTGCTACCAAACGAACCAGAACCAAAGAGGAAGCTGCCGCTCATGGTGGCGTCACCCATTCTCATAGCAACCAACTCAGTATGCCATTCCTCCATTCGGGTCGGTGTCCGGTCGCTGTCTCTCATCGACGACATCGACCCGGCGATGTAAATTCCAATCAGAAAACTACCCATGACCAACGTAACAATCGAGCCGCAAAGACGATCTTCTAGGCATACGCCCCTAACCACAAACATGAGGGCAATAAAACCAACTACACCTATGAGAATCCACAACAACATTATTCACTTTCCTCTAGCTTCACCCATGTATTAGAGTAGCTGACATCCATCGGTGTGTACCCCAACTCAGCCATCTTGATCTCTTGCCTTTGCTCGGAAACGTTGGCTACCGTGACGCACACAATAATTGTGAAAAGTACCGCTGCGATCAATCCAACCACAGCAACTATAGCTTTGTTATCATCCATTATAAAACTCCTTTGTGTATTCTTGCATTAATCCAACTCCTCGGCTATCTCTATCTCAGTCTTACTAATTTCTTCGATATCAGTGATTGACAACCGACTGACAGTATCTTCATCCCGTGATAATTCTTCATCGAGCAACTCTACCAAGATGTCACCCAACAGCTTGTGCAACATCTTCTCGTCTGTGTCGAGGCCTTTAGGGTTGTCAACAACCGTAAAGTGAAACTCAAGTTTCGCTCTACCATCGTCCAAGATAGGCATAGCAACCCGACCATAATGAATGACAAGACCCTTGTAACGACCATTGCGAATGCGAATACATTGGCAGTAGTTTACGTTCGGGTGTTGAAAGACTTCAAATCTTCGCTTTACGCTCATTGGCTGCCTGCTTATCCATATTCTTTCGGTGCATCTTGAAAAGCACTTCTGTAGCTTCATCGTAGGTCATGCCTGCATTGAGAATTTGTTCCTCAAACATTGTTTCGCATTCTTCGCGTGGTCGTTCAATATGCAGCCATACCCTTGCTCGGTGCTGAATTCGTTCTGTAAAATCTACACGCAACCTTTCGATACGAGTACGTTCGCTCTCAAGATATCCTTTAGGAATATTCAATTCGCCGTGACAACGCATTAGTCTACTCCAACTGCGGATGATGCTACAGTTTCTTGAAGATTTTGATTCCATCCTTCAACCGCCTGCCATTCGGATTCGCTCATTTGCCAACCAAGCTGATTACCAGCCAAATCAAATATCACAAATTTCTTGTAATGCGTGGGTACTTCGTCGAACAGGATCTCACTCATTGGCCTCTTCCTCTAACTCTACATCTTGCTCGTCAATAGACAGGGCAGAACCATAACGGAATCGCTTGCCAACGGCCTCGTCGATTGCGTCAAGGATTTCCTTGGTGAAAAACTTGTCACCTTGAGCGTATAGTCGCTTCTCGAAAACTTTCGTGCCATCGGGCAACTCGATTCGAGTGCCCAATTTCTTGAAGATTCCCTCTGCAACCGCAAACTCGACCAAACCGTAGTACCGATTGAGTCCCGTGTCAAAATTCAACGACACGTCGATCATCTGATTCTCTTTCGTGAATCGACTCTTATATGTCTTACAATGAATGATGTTGCCAATTACATCTTTGCCGTCGCGGTCTTTCTTACCAGACAGCATGAGGATAGTTGATGCAGCATACTTCAAACCCTTACCACCCGAAATCTCTTGCATCGGGAAGAACGAACCGATCTTGTCATAGGTATGGTTCGTGACAATCATCGGCACAGCAGCTTCGCCCAGCTTGATGGTCAGCACACGGAACGTGGCACGAATCAATCCTGCTCGCGTCATATCTCTGGTATGCTTGCCTTCAGCGGTATCTGTCATCTCTTTATTCGTGGACAAGTTGCCCAGCGAGTCAAGAACGATAAAGATGGGGTTGCGTTTCTTCTGTTTGAGATAATTATCCAGGACACTGATGACCTGATGGCGAAACTCCTCGATGGTCGCAACCGGAAAAGATGCAACTCGATTGCGGTCAATATCCCGTTCATCGAGCATCTTGCTCGTTACGGCATCCTCAGAATCAAAGTAGAGGACATAACCATCAGGGTTGTCCGCCAACCATTGTTTCGCTACGGCAAGGGCGAAGAAAGTCTTGCCCGTCGATTGCTCACCAGCAAATCCAGTGATCTTGTTGCTCGCAACACCACCATAGATTGAACCAGATAACAGGGCATTTAACGCATAAGAGCCGGTATCAATAAACCCGGCTACGTCACCCTGAACACCATCTTTTGCAATGCTTGCGTTTGGGTTGTTTGACGACCCAACGATATCTTTCAAGTCCATCATGCTGGCCTCCACATATCTCAATTATAGAAAGAGCCTAGCGGTCTTTCGGCCGCTAGGTTCGTTTGTGTCTAAGCGACTAGGGCTTAGTCGTCCTCGTCATGATCGTGACCAGGATTCTCACCCTGTCCATGACCACCGGCATGACCGTTGCTACCGGATCCACCGGCACCACCAGATCCACCGTCGCCACCGCCACCACCGCGACCACCGTTACCACCTTCGCCACCATTGGCTCGGTTGTTGTTGGTGATTCGCGTCTTAGGCGCGTTCTCAGCATTGGCACCAGCTTTGGCATTAGCCGATGCGCCGGAACCGCTGACCACGACCGTCGAGGACGAGTCAGTGTAGGTATCCGGGCGGATCGAATGCCCAAACAGGTAGGCAGAGCCGAGGCTCGTACCAGAACCAATCAGACGGCCGAATAGGCCACCCTCAGTACCAGGAGCGACAATGACTGCCTCGCCCGCGGCATTCACAATGACACCAGCAGACCAGCTAGGGCTCAAGCCATGCTCGCCACGGATGTCGTAGACGGCGAAACCAGATTCGGGAGTCTCAAGCGACCCGACAAACTGGACACCGGTGCAACCACCAAGCACACACATGCTTGCGGCCACAGCCATAATAAACAGATTTCGCATTATCAAAATGCCTTTCAAGAAAGTGAAAGTTTGCAAACCTTCACAACAGAGTGAAGTTCGGAATTAGCTTATTGGGAGAACCTTATTCGGCTCTACTAAAGTATACTACATTCCACGTCGAAGTCAAGGGGAAACCTCATAGAAATGTATCTCCTAAACGAAATAATCGTCAAGGCTTGCCACCCTTTCATGAGTCCAACCTACGCTTTCCAAGATTGTCTGTAGCGGGTCGAGAAAGGACTTCTCAAAGTGGAGTACATAGTCCACA